AACAACATTAAAGATGTTCAGGATATCTTGTTGCGGAATTTTAATAAAAATTCCTCAGTTGTTTCAAAAGATGAAAACTGTGTAAGAATCAAATGTTATTCTAGAGGAATTTTAAATTGGTTTAAGAACCATTTATATGATGCCGCTGAAAACAAATGTTATCCATGGGATTTGGATCGCATTTCAAAAAATGACTGTATAAATCTTCTTACCGGTCTAATAAGATCAGATGGTACATGGAATGAAAATGTATTTTCATTTTCAAATACAAATACTCATCTTATCTGGTTAGCAAAACAATTGTGCGCTAGATTAGGCTTGGCTGCTTCTATACATTATCGAGAACCAAGAATCGGTGGTACAATTGATATTCGTACAATTGTTGGCAAAAAACAAGAATGGACCATATCGGTTGGTGCAAAACTAGGTTCACTTTCTGTTAAAGATTACATAGAAAATGTAAATTGTGAAAATAGTAAATTTATTGAAAAAATGTACATTGATAATAATTTTATTTGTACTCATGTTCAAAAAATTGAACATGAAGAATATTCTGGAATTGTATATGATCTACAGGTAGAAGAAGATCATTCATTTACTGGACCATTTTTAACAATACATAATTGCGGCGCAGGTATGGTTAACGTCTGCGTAATGCTTAACGGTGAGCCTGTATTGACGTTCTCTACTACAAAGAGCGGTGATTGGATTGATCGTATGGCAGCAGTTGCTACCGGTCAAACTGACAGCATTGTGCAGGCTGAAAAGGAAGAGGGTGATTTCACCATCGGTCAACCTCATGATAATCAAATTCTTGCTGCGGTTTCAGCTTATTACGAACGTCTTATTGATTACACCACTAAGCAACTTGCCGCTGCTCTCTCTGACCACAAGGATCTTCCAAAGTTTAAGGATCCTTTACCGGTTGTAATAGGTGGAGGTACCTCGCAAGCAAAAGGATTTGTAACTACATTTGCAAAAAAACTCGAAGCCAATGGTTTCCCTGTTGCGGTTAAAGAAGTAAGACATGCTTCAGAACCTCTTCATGCCGTCGCTAGAGGGTGTCTTATCGCTGCCTCTATATTGTGATTTAAATGTCATGTCGAATATTAAAGAACCAGAAGCAGATCCAATATGGGGAATAGTATTATTATTTTATCTTATGATGTTATACCTTTTAGGTTATCTTCATTAGACTAAGTTCAAGGAAAAGGAATCTGAAATGTCTGAACAAACTACAACTACAGAAACAAATAGAAAACTTTATAAAGTAGATGATAATGTTATTGGTATGGTAAGAGAACTAGTTCAACTCTCTCTGTTGACTGGTACTAATATCATCGATCATCTTCGTGCACTTGTTCTAGAAGTTCATCCGGAAGATGGTCGATTTGTGACTGTATGTCCCGAATATGTTGAAGGATATAATCGTATGGTTGAATCTCTTAATAAACAAGCAGAAGAACAAATGAAGGAAGCTGAAAAGCAATTGTCTGCTACAGACACTCCTACTCCTACTCTTCTTGATTGATATTTTTTTCTCCTCTGTTGATTGAACCCCGGAATATTAGGATATTCCGGGGTTTTTTATTACTTTAAAATCTATTTTTGTTTTGATATAGTTATATATATGAAGAATTACACAATCATTTATTCTTTCAATGGTCAAACTAAGTGGTATGGTCCGGTGAGAGCCGCTAATCCCGCTGATGCTCGAAATATTTTCGAGCGACTCTTCTCCGGAAATTACATGCGTGTCATTGACGTATTTGTTTGAATAGTCATATTAAACATTCGGAGGAATATTATGGTTGGCGATCTTGAAAAGCTTTTGAATAAAGGTGACAAGTTTCACATGAACGTTCTCGGGAAGGTTTATGAAGTTGTTGTGAAGGATATTGACGTTTCAGAATATGAACGGCGATATCTCATTGCATTTTCAGATATTCCCGGTGATACAAAGTGGATCGGTAATAATATCGTCCGCTCATTTAGATACGCAAATTAATAAATAACATAGAAAGAAAAGGTAATATATGCGTCTAACATTTGCTGGTAAGCTTTTGGCGGCATCTCTTGCGGCTCGTGCAGCAGCAGCAGGATTGCGACATGTTGCAAATCATATGCCGGATGGTAATCAAACCGTTACACTATCCGAAGCACAAATTAGTGCCGCTAGAGCATATGCTAGCAGTCAGGGCATTAGTCTCCGTCAAGCCGTTTTGCAACTTTATAATCTCAATCTAATCGATTGATATCATAATCGTCATAATGTTTAATCATTTGGATCCGGACTATGTAATTAGTACCTGTATGTGGAAGCCCACGTCAGGAAAACTTTATAAATGTCTTGATCCAAATGGTTTTTTCATTAATGATAAACCCATTTCAACATATGAAGCTAGAGCCGGTTTTACTGGTTATGGTGGTGTAAGAAGTATCAATTATCTTAAATACGATTCTATTTTCATGTATATTGGTGGACCTGGGGGACAACAAAGGTGTCCAAATCATTATACTGCATTCCGTATTCTATTCGGTGAACAGATTAAGTGGTTGATATATCCGGAACGCTGGAGATATCGTGAACGAGCACCGATCCCTCCCATTCGCCTTTAAGATTTTTGTACTTAAAAATCTATCTCTACCATGCTATGCTTTATATAGCTAAACGCACAATAGGAGATTAAAATGCATTGTCAGAAGTGTTCGGGTGAGGGTCGTGTGATGGTGCAGGATGAAGGCAACCATTGGCATTGGGAAGCTTGTTCTGATTGCAATGGTTTCGATGATATGGAGCGTGCGTGTGCTCTCGGCAGCACTTTTGATAGTTATGGGACGGCAAGCACCGATATGCTGTCCGGCGTGGATGCCGATCTAAACGATGATTTTCTTTACTGAAAAGAATATGTGGAACCTTTACATTGATGATATTCGTTTTCCTCCTAGGGATCGGGATTGGCTTGTGTGCCGGTCCTCTCAGGAGGCTTTGGATCGGGTTACGGCTATGGGAATGCCGCAGTTTATCTCGTTTGATCATGATCTTGGAGAGGATGATACCACGATGGTATTTCTTCGCCGCCTTGTGAACGAAGTGTGGGATGGAGTTTCGTTGCCACCTGACTATCAGATCCACTCTGCAAATCCTGTTGGTGCCGAGAATATCCGTAGTTTTATGGATAGCTGGCGAAGGAGCATGAGCCTGTGAATTTTAAGCCTGGGAATTTGGTAAGAATTCGCCAGGCTTTGCCTTTTGTTCGATGCGTTAATCTATATACCGCCGATTGGTATGATTTTAAGTCGGATGAAGTTGCTCTTTATCTATCATGGGGTGGTTCAAAGTTTAATGGTGCGGTTCAGGTTGCTCACGTTCTAATCGGTGATGTTAGGTGTGCAATCGATGAAAGCGAAATTGAGCTTGTGCCAGTAGAAGAATAAAACAGTTTATATTCCTAACGAAATAGGATAAAATAATAATATGCTAGGTTTGTGTTGCCAATTCATCGAGCCGGTTCGTAAGCGCACCGGAAACGTTGTTTATAAGAATATCATTGAGGAAAAGACCTTGCAGCTAGGTGCATTCAAAGCTGGCAAGTATCCCCTTTCTCGTATTCGTTCTACATATCATCATAACGTTGATCAACATATTAAGCTTGTTCCTCGGCTAATAGAACTTGATATACGTTCATTTCGTCTGTCGTCGTGTTTGTTTCCATTGTGGGATCAAAATCATCATATGATTAAGGATGATGTTCTGCTAGCCACCAAACTAGCAAAATTGGGTAAACTTTTTATTGACAATGGTATTCGTGTCACAACGCATCCCGGTCAGTTTACAGTGCTATCAAGTGATAGCACAAACGTCGTTAAAAATAGTATTATTGAACTTGAATATCATGCATGGGTTTTTGATGCAATGGGTTTGCCCCTATCAAGCTATGCAGCTATCAATATTCATGGTGGCAAAGCTAATCGTTCAACTAATATCGTTAATGTTATTCGCTCTCTTCCTGATAATATTCGTACCCGTCTTACTCTAGAAAATGACGAAAAATGTTATAATGTCGATCAACTATTGGACATATATGATCGATGTACAGTACCGATAGTATTTGATAGTCATCATTTTACTTTTAATACCGGTAACATGTCGTTTGCTCAAGCTTTTGATGATACTCGTTCTACTTGGGGTAATATCAAGCCACTACAACATATTAGTAATACAGAGCCCGGTCATGAAAATGGTTCATTCAATGCAAGACGTGCTCATTCTCAGTATATTCATCATATTCCTGATATGCAACTAGAGGCTATGCGTGATGATATCATCGATGTAGATGTTGAAGCTAAACACAAGAACCTAGCCTTGTTAGATATTCGTAAAAAGTTCAATATTTCTCGCTAATTTAAACCCTTGAGATATCAAGGGTTTTTTGCTACCATAATAATATGGTAAAGCGTACAATTATTGTGGGTGATATTCATGGATGCCTGGATGAGTTTCGGACACTTGTTGATCGTGTTGGATATCGCCAGGGTGAGGATCGTCTAATTTGCGCCGGGGATCTTGTAGACCGTGGACCGGATAGTGCTGGTGTCGTGCGTTATGCTATGAATATCGGTGCAGAGGCTATCCGGGGTAATCACGATGCGAAGCTTCTTCGTCGTCGTGGACATATGATGCGCTCGGCAATTAATCCTCAATATCGTAACCCGATGCATCCAGATCCGGATCAGGAGCATACTATTTCTCAGCTTTCTGATATGGAGGTTGCATGGCTTTCGGGTCTATCCTATTATATTGAACTTCCTGAGTTTAATACGGTAGTCGTTCATGCTGGATTTCTTCCCGGCAGGTCACTGATTAAACAGTCTCCAGAGACTATGACAATGGTTCGATACGTCCATCCGGTTGAATATCGTATGATGCCGCTTATTGTTCCCGGCTTTCGTAAACCAGAGGGAAGTGTGTTTTGGGCAGAAATTTGGGATGGTACGCAGGATGTCATCTTTGGTCATACCGTTGTTGGACGGGAGTGGATTAAGCATTGGAATGCGCCGAGTGGTGCACGATGCTACGGTATTGATACTGGTTGTGTATTTGGTGGGCGTCTATCTGCGATGATTCTTGACATGAATATGCCTCATGGTCGTGAGGTAGTACAGATCAATGCTACCCGTGAGCATAGTCATTATGGTAGTGAATAAATAAAATCTAAAACAAAAACTTTAATAAGCAAAAGGCGTTCTAGAAATAGAACGCCTTTTATATTAATTCAGCATGATATACGACTCGTGAATCATTGACATTTGCGACCATGTAATTGTATACGTATATACCTTTATTCGCATCGCAAAAAAGCCATAACATGCGATAATAATGCGGATCCTCATGAATATTTTGATATATTTTCATAGCTTGCGAGGCGATCTGCATAGTGTTAAATATTAAATTTTTTGCTTCTGAATTTTCTATAAGATTAAGTTCTGGTATTCTCCACCATATCTTAATTTTTCTTTTATAAGAACGTTTCATGTAATATTGTCGATTGAAGTTCTCACGTCTTCGCCACCGGTAACGGCATTACCTATGGCATCCCAACCTGGAATTTGTTTTCTTGCAAACACTTCAATCATATTATAACCGGAACCAAAAGCCCTTTCAATTAACTGTCGAAATATTTCTGGTTTAGTAGAATGACCTTCTCTTGGTGCTAAGACTACTTGAGGAAGGGCCTTATTTAGAAGTTTAATTGGCCGACCTGATTTTCTAGTGGTTGCAACTAATAAGAATTCTGTAGTGGGTTTACTATATGTTGGTGGAATTCCTTGTCCATGAATTATTCCGCCATCCTTACGGGTTTTAACCCAAATATGACCTACACCTCGGTAATGTAGTCCCCATGCCTTTATAGCTTCTATAGCAGCGTTTAAACGTGGTGTAGTAGCCCAGACGAAGACGTATGCATCTCGTTTTAAAATATTTTTTAGAGGCAAATGATTTACATCATTATCGGTCATTAATTGATAATGTTTTGCTGCGGCTGCATCTTTGTTTGGATCGCCCCACATTTGCCACGGAGGATCAATGTAAAGAATATCGTATCTTTTTCCTTTTAATGCTAAAGTTGGAGATAAATTTGTGGCCATATAGATAGTATTTTAGCACTAAAGCTCAGATAATGTTCAATGCATAGAGTATCGTTTGCAGTATATAAAGAATATTAATAGATTAAACAATATTTATATGTACCAAAGGAAGAAGGTGATTTAATATGGGTCTAAGAAATAAAGTAACAGAAGATGGATTTGTAACAGAACTAGGCGCTACTGATGCTCAACTAGTTTTAAGTGTTAGTGATAGCGTGACAACTGCTACAGTTGGTGGAGTTGATTTACCAGTTGGTCCAGTAGTTTTACGTGTTGACAGTGCAAATAATGCACATATCGTTAAGTTAGCGGCTAATCACGTTGTATTAGGGAATACAGTAGTTGTTGTAAATGTTGATTCTGCACAATCCTGCGTGTTGCAACCTCCGTCTGGTGGAACCATATTAGGTGGAAATGAAACACTTGCTGCTGGTGCAGCAGTTAAAGTTGTTTGCGTTGATGCTACGTCCGGTGCCTCTGTTTGGGCTAAAATCAGTTCTTGAACAATAAGACATAGGATATAAAAAAGGGAAGGTCTTACGACCTTCCCTTTTTCCTTTATAACTTTTCAGATAATCAAGGCATTTTCTTGCCACTAGGCAAACGGAATTCCGATTCGATCTTAAAATCAACATGAAAGCTTGGAATTCCAATGTGATTAATTACGTTGTGCTTAAGAGCTTCATTTGCATCAAGGAACCAATCGGCGTGTTTCTTTTGATGTACGAGATCGAGGAAATAATCTTCCTTGTGACCACAGTTTTTGGCCATCATCTTAAATATGACTTCATTCAAGCGATCTGTTTCAACGGCATTAGCCTTTACTTCTTCGTTCTTGCCCCAATTCATGCTGGATACTTCGTGAATCATGACGGTCGAAGAGGGCGCACAAAAACGATATCCTTCGGCGCCGCAAGTAAGAAGCACTGCACCACAAGACATTGCTTTACCTTCTACAATGGTTGCGACCTTAACTTTGCAAGCATTAATCATATCGACCATGGCAAGAAGAGAATATACTTCTCCACCATAGCTATCGATTATAATCGGCAAAATATCTTGTTTTGCTCGAACACAATGATCTTCTGCTGCTTCTAATTCTTCACAGAATTTGTTTGCTGTTTGTTCGGTAAAAGCTCCTGAGAATTTGATATAGATTGGCAAATAACAAGCCGATTCAATATCTTTAACTCTAAGGCGTTCATCAACATTTACTGTATATCTCATATATTGGTTCCTTTGATTAGATTTATCATATTACGTAATACTTTCAATGTAATTTCTGTATCATATTTCGATTCATGTCTTTTATTTTCATCAAATTCAATCATTAATGCATGAGCCATTTCTGATAAACTATAGGATTTTAGTTTTGGTACTATTCCAGAAAGAGCAAGAAATTTTCCAATTGATGCAGTGTCAATATGGCGGCGATCAAAATAACGATCCCAATCTTCTAATAAATGTGTTTTTGTAAACTTTACGTCAAAACGAACATTATGACCAACTGGTGTTAATTTTTGATTATATGACCATCCACAAATATAATTCTTAAAACTATTTCTAACTTCTGATAATGGTCTTGCAACTTTTTCATGTTCCATAATATTAATATGATTAACATTAATACCTTGAGCACTTAAATGATATACGCCATCATCAGGTTTTATTTTTAAATCGATTGTATCTAATATATTTAATTGATCGTCAAGAATATAACCATAAAGTGTTAGAAGACTCATTTCTTTACTGATTCCACCAGTTTCCGTATCAAATAAGAAATATTTAGGATTATCTAATGCCATACCTCAATACTAGTAGTATTGAGTTAAATTATAAAACGTTTTTTGTTTTGTGGAAGGCTACCAATTAGAAGAGGAGATAATTAAGTTATAACTCATGACCATCAAAAAAACAAATCTCCAAAAATTATTAGAAGCTATGATGATGAATAACGCCGGTCCTAACTTCTATGGCAATCCATCATTTGGTGGCACTGGCAATTATGGTATGGGTGGATATACTCAACTAGCTCATTTTGGTCTTAATCCTGCTACAGAAGCTATGGCAGAACAAGAACAAGAAGAACTTGAACAAAACATAGAAGATCAAGAGTGGATTAATAACAAATATCGTAGGGGATTTGGGTTTAATGCAGATGAAGATCCGATACCACATTGGAATGGTAGAAATGGAACGGTAGAAACTGTTGCTGAAAGTGCTCCATATGACAATTCAGTTTCTCGTATGAGAGATTTACCTGGATTTCCTGCTCCTAATACTCTCGTAGAGCCAAAACAATATACACCATTGAATGCGGGAGCAGATTACGAAAATCCAATTGATGGTCGAAAAGTAGAATATTTGGGTCCAACAATCAATGGAGTCGCCATGGATGATAATACCGGTAATTCTTCAGCTATGGCATTACAACTGTCTGAAAAAGAAGAGTTAATTGGCAAAAGAATTAAAAAACTTAAAAAGCCGATTACAAAAAAGTTGGACAAGCTTATTGGACCAGATCCAGATATATCATCAGCCACAGAACATGAAACAGATACAAAAGATTTAATTTTATATGATTATATCAAAACGCTAGTTTCTGAATATCTTGAAGAAATATTAGGTGCGCCAAAAGCTACAACCCCAGATCGTGTTGGTTGGAATAATACCAGAACAAATTCATTAGCTGCTTGGAGAAATCATATTAATCCAGAAGAACCACCAACCGAAACATGGCGTCCACAGTTTGGAGAAAATCCAGAACAAAATCCTCCAATGATATATGATCCTCCACAAAGAAGTCCATTAGGCGGATTTGGTTCAATCGGTTGGCCAAAACAATTTGTTCCAGCAGACTATGAAGCTACTCATGGTGGTGAAGAAGGTTTTGGTGAAGATTTATTAGGCGCAAGAAGATTAAGACAATCTCCTACAGATGATGATCGTGTTGGAGTTAATGCAAGTATAAGAGAGGCACGTATGAAACAATTAGAAGCCCTATTAGAATATCTTTTAAGTGAAGAAGCTTGTGATGAAGATATGGAAGAGAAGTTTGCTTCACAAGCACAACGACGTTTCTTCTATGCAAAAGCCGGAGAGGGCGGCAAAGAAGGAAAAAAATGGAAGCGTATGGCTCGTGAGTTTGAACAAGAAACACCAAAAGGTGAAAAACTTCCGAAAAAAGTAAATGAAGCTTTAATTGAGGAAGTTTTAGAAGAGGGAGAGAATGAACCTACAAATAAAGCTCTATGGTCCAGGGCTCAAGCTTGGGCAAGATCAAAATATGATGTTCATCCCAGCGCCTATAGTAATTCCGCTGCGGCTAAATGGTATAAGAGTAAAGGTGGAGGCTGGCGTAAGAAAGGTAAGAAAAAATGAACGAAGACTTACGCAAATGGTTTAAAGAAAAGTGGAAGGATATTAGCCGTAAAGATAAAAGCGGTAAACATCCCCCATGTGGCGCTTCTGCTGATAAAGGTGTAAGAGCAAAGGATAGCTCACGTAAATATCCAAAATGTGTTCCAGCAAACAAGGCTAAAAATATGAGCAAAAAAGAAAAACAAAGTGCGGTAAGAAGAAAGCGCCGTGCTCCAAATGAGCCAGGTTCTCCAGATAACGTTAAAACTGATGTTAAAAAAGAAAACTGGGAAAAATGGCATCCTTCTAAAAAGGAAGTTTATCCAGAGGGAATTCCAAGTAACAATGCACCAGAAAATGAAAAACCTATGGGTGGCGCCGTTGCTTTCGAAAAAAATCGAAAAGAAGTGTTAAGTCACTTACAAGAAGTCATTAATGATATCGTCGAGTCTATTTTGCTTGAAACTACTGTAGCTCCTCGTAGGAGACAAAAGGTTGCAGCTTCTCAAACGCCATCGAATATCGATATCAATGCATTAAAATCTATACTCGATAAGGAAACACGAGATAACAATGATATTAATAATATAATCGATTATATGCGAGGTAAAGATATTAATGCATTTAGTTCGGACTTTAAGAGTTTGTCAGATAAACAAATAGCCACGTTAGAAACTGTTATTGTTCAAAATGTAAATCCGGAGTCTAAAATATATCCGGAATTATATAATAAAATTGAGTTTGCTATAGGTCAAAAACATTTAGCTAAATTAGCTGTTCAGGAAGTTCCTACAACTAAAGGATCACCAGCGCAAAAAAAACAAACATCAAAAGACGTGACAAAAACTGTTGAAATACTAAAATCTGAAGAAGTTAGAAAAGCAATTGAGGAATTGATGAGAAAGATGAAAGCTGCTGGATATTCTTCGATGGACATGTCAAAAAGACTAGCTGACTTGGGAGATTTTATTAACACAGATTTTGGTCCGGGAGCGGCTGCTTCACAAATTCGTGGTATTAATTTGGCAAATCTTGGAGCTCCACAAATATCACCAGCAGAAAAAAACATATTTGGAAAAGTTAAAAGTTTTTTTGGTTTAAATGAAAACGAAACAAAACAATTAATGGAAAAATATGAAATACATACAGAAAAAGATTTAGATATCTTGATAGAAGCGGTAGCTCAACTAGTTCTAAAGGAAGGTAAATGACATGTCTGATGATTGGGAATCAAGGTATTGGGCCAAACGAGCTGAACAAATACGTCAACAACGATATCAACAACCTACACGTACTCAAGTACCTGAAGTAGACGTAGCATCGGTCCTTATGCAAAGAGCTATGACCGGTCAACAAACTCAAAATGGTGGAGCACCAGTATATCTACGTGAAGGTACGAATTATTATCGTCAAATACAAAATAATGATGGATTTGGTACAACTACTCCCCTAATCAAAAGTATGGGACCATTAAATGGTGTTAATGGTAAAGAGTTTGCTATAATGGGAGAGATACGAGCCTACTGTGTAGACAACCTATCCACAATAGATTTATCTAAAATCAATCAGGAGCCAGAAAGAATGCTTGATTTGGTAAGAGTCAGAGCACCATTCGTTGGAGATTTATTAGTTGAACGTACTGCTATTGTAAATGATGGAATTAATAGAACTTATGGTGGTAAAACATTATTAAAAGGTTGAGGTGATATATGATGAAGAGATCGCTTGTATTGTCTGGTGGAGGAAGTCGAGGAAGTTATCAAGTTGGTGCAATACAGGCATTATTAGAGGGTGGCAGAACATGGAATAGTATTCATGGTATATCTGTTGGTACTCTTAATGGATCTTGGTTAGCTATGCATTCACAATACGAGCAACCGCAATGTATACATGGATTATTAGATATCTGGAATAATATTAATAATACCGATGATATCTTTACACGTTGGAATCCAATTAAACCGGTTAATTATCTTTATTCAATGTGGAAGGGATCCTTACACAGTGGTCAACCCTTAGAACGGTTAGTTGATAAATTTTTAGATATATCTAGATTAAAAAATAGCGGTGTTAAATTTACTATAGGTTGCGTAAATCTAAATTCATCTGAATATGTTGTTTTAGATCAAACTAGCGAAAATATGAAAGCTTTTATATTAGCTAGCAGTCATTTGCCTCTTGTTTTTGAACCAATCGATATATATGGAGAACGTTGGGTTGATGGAGGAATTCGACATCAAATACCGATATTGGAAGCACTTAAAGAACGGCCAGATGAAATTGATGTTATTCTCACTTCTCCAATTACAACACGTGATCGTATATTGCCTGCTACCAACCTCACTAGCGCCCCCAGAGTGGCTTTAAGAGCTTCTGAAATAATGAGCGATCAGATTTATCTTATGGATTGCTACACCGTCCTACGAGCCGCCAGAACGCTAGAAAACGTAAAGATTAATGTATATATACCAAGCATATCCCCAAATCAAAACAGCATGGATTTTAATAAAGAAAATATCCAAGCCGGAATAAAGCTTGGATACGATGAAACGCTAGCTAAATTAATGCAAAAGATCGATATCGATGATTCAGATTTAGATTTTTAAAACAAAAAACCCCGGCATGAGCCAGGGTTCTTTTATATTGTTTTTTATCGATCACAATCGCCAGCCACCACCATAATAAGCACGACGCCGAATATTGGGATAGCGACGAGCCGTCGATTGACGATTGTAAAGACCTTCCGGAGTAGTAGCGGTACTATCCGTCTTACGAACCTCACCAAAGATATTGCTAGCCCGAGCGATATCCAGAACCCGATCAAGCTGGGCGAGCGTGAAAGACCACGTGCGGTTAACCGCATCATAGCTACGCTCATTAGCCGGGATGGTCTTAAGCTGGGACATAAAGCCCATCATATTAGCATCCCGAACCCACGGAAACTTAACAACAAAATCCTGAGTGCGAACGGTAGCCACAAAGGCATGAACCGGAGTGGTAGAAGCAGCCGCACGCTCCGCCAGCACCGGATTGCAGGCAACCCACGCAGCAGCCTCATTAGCAATGGCAACGATATCACCCTCATACATCGGCCAGAAACGGCGAACGTTGGCGAGAAAGGCAGTAGCCTCAGTAGCAGGGGCAGAGTAAGGCGAGCGATCACCACGATTACGGGGAGTAACGATACCGGGGATCTGGCGCATAGCAGCCCAACCCGACTTATTACCAAGCCCGCTCATGTACACCCGACCGTTTTCAAGCCAAACACGGCTGGGCGACGTAGAAGCCTGACCGGAGATAACAGCCGCAAGACCGACGTAACCGCAAGCGTTGATAATATCAATCATAGTGTTACGGACAGAACGACCGGGATTAGCATACGAGCAGATAAGATCGCAAGCTCGAACAACCTCACGGAGATCCGCACCGGTTCTACGCATGATCGTGGCATCGTCGGTGAGGTTAGCAACTTTCTCAGCCGCCTTAAGAAGCCGCTTAAGAGCGGCTTTCCAATCCTGACGAACCTCCGATGCAAGATCAGTCTCAACGACGCTCATGGCACGGATGGTAGCAATACCAAAATTCGCCGCAATGGTCTTGGCATAAAGATGCGTGTCCTTACGACGACAAATTGGGCCGACGCCACATTCACGGCTAGCAGGATCAGTGAGTGAATCTCCACAACGAGAGCAGAAACGAGCGGTGTTATCGGTATGAAGTAGATTTCGCATTTGTTCTATTAATAGAATAACAGTTCAATAGACAATATTCAAGTAATAAAAAACCCCGGATTACCGGGGTATTTTCATCGTCTGCGAAGGGGTTGAACTTTTTGTTTCGCTTTCCAGAGATAACTAGCACAGGTTGCTGGTACTATGAATTCAATTTCTGGTTTTTCAGTTAAAGAAAAAATCCAAGCTTTATCTTCGCCTCGTGGGCCACCTTCAATGTCCCTAAGATACTGAATAAACGTACCATTTTCAATTCGTGTAACAGCATGGGAGGATCCTACTACCGGCATACAAGGCAAATAACGTACACCGGGAATATCATGCACGTTAACTTGACGTTGTTCCTTCCAGTAAAAGATCGGCAATTCTGTTTGTTTAGCCATAATTTATTATAACACGTTATAACAATAATATCAAGAGATTAAGCTGTTGGTGGAGTGGCAGGAGCAGCCGGTGCTGGAGGCATAGCTGGTTGAGCGGCAGGAGTGGCGGGCGGGACTGCGGAAGCTTCTGGAGCGGCTTCTTGTTCATTGACATTAATAACGATTTTACCGATTTCAACGAGAAACGTTTCGATTGCTTGTTTTTGTTCATCGGTTTGTTTTTTGAAGAATGTTACGAGTTGACCATAGACTTCTGGGTCTGTAAATGATCTACCGCCACGAATAACATTAAGACGTTCAATCATGTCATCAACGGTAAATTCTTTTGGTTGTTCTTCTGGTGCTGATGGTGCAGATACATCAGCAGGAGGAGTCATTGGTGCGGGCATACCTGCTGGAGCGGCTGGCGCTTCTTGTTCAGAAAGCAATTGTACAATTGCTTCGTTGATTAAATCATGAAGATATTTTTTTCTACGAGTTTCGTTTAATTCTTGACGAATTGATGTTGACATAAATTACCTCGAAATCTAATTAGTTGCTTAATATATTCTGACGCAAATCAGATTACAAATTGGACGATTATTTTCAATTCGATAATTCATAGCTTTAATGCGATACATAAATTTGTTTTCATTGATAAGATTTACTTGAATATTGTTGAATTGTGTACGTCCATATAATCCAAGTATAACAACATCATTACGTTTAAGTTTTTTACGACGCCGGGGTCGTGTCCCCTTCGCCGCAAAAAGTTCTTTCCAAAGTTGCAAGCGCCGTTTTCTTTTTTGTTCTGAGCCATGTTTTTGATCAATAAAAAATGTTAACAACTTTAATAATTTGACCGGTGAGTCGGCGCTTACATTAATTTCTAATGTATCACTTTCTGAATCCAAATTATTTGATTGAATATTGACGATATGACAATTCATGCTAAATTTAGCATTTGTTTGTGTTGCTTTAAGCTGCAAAGTATATCGGATACCATCTTCAACTAGTGATTTAGTTCGAAGAGATTGCGTAATTGATTTTTCTGATTCTTCCAATAAATCATCTAGCTCTTTTAGAGCCGCAATTCTTTTTGCTTTTTCATTATACGTATCTTCTGTGTCAATGAGACTTTTTGGGTCTAGAACTACATCAGGTACATCACTAGTTATTATATTACTCATTTTATTTCTATTTTCGAAAATATTTCTTCAATATTTAAGACTATTTTATAACATTCTTTAATATGTTGTTTACCATTTTCAGATTGAACTTTGCATGTAACATATGCAAAGTCTTCATCTTGTTTTTCTTCTAGAAAGATAAAGATATCATGACCATGTTTCATATTCAGTATATCAACAGTTAGATATCCATATTCTTCGGCCAATATTTTTATTGGCCGTCTAAAAACAAAAAGAACCGGACCTACCGCACGGGTAGACCAGTTCTCTGGAAATAATTTATATAGTGGATGATTTAGTAATTCTGGATCTGGCATAATCAATTCTCATTCTTCCTAGGACGCCCACGCTTCTTACTTGGGTAAAGATGCTTGCTCAACATCGTTTGAAAACTCTTCATTCGATTATTCTGCTTAAGGATATCTCCACGAAGATATGCAGAAATTTCTGTTGCATCTTGCTTCATGAGGAACTTAATCATTTCAAGTTCGCCTGTGGTCTTGATATCATGCATTTCCAGTGGAGTAATCTGATATGCCTTCTGGATCGCATCTAGAAACATATTAATGTTATTACAGGAGATTAGAAGAGTCGCATATGCATCAGCGACAACTTGATGAGCGGCGCTAATACGATCCATGGCAGCATCCATGCCATCACGATGGCGACCGGTCATAAGCTGCATCTTGGCAGTTCCAGACGTTTCAAGCTTAAGTGCCATCATGGCAGTAATACCATGAAGTTCTTGTCCAATCTCTTTAAGAGATACATCGCCGGTATTATAGATTGCTTCCTTCTTGCCCTTTACGGGCTTTGTTGGGCTTTCAAAATCGATCTGAGCGAAATCACTCTTAAGGGACTTCTTGATAGCCCAATCATCACATACGTCCGCAGGAGAAAGCGGGAAACCACTACGGGGATCGGAAATATATGCCAAAACATTTTCAACAGAAACATTCGGATTATACCATGCGGTATTCTTTCGATTATCGTTGAAATAATAACTCATAATCCACTCGCAAAGCTTCGTACGATCTCGAAGGCGAGCGAAAAGAGGATTGACATTATCCGGATTAATCTTCATGTTATTCATCAATGACTCCAGGGTGACAACAATTAATATTATTATCTCATATCAGGAGTTCAAATTCAAGGGATTAAAATTGCCACATTTTTCAGAAGAATTTGCGTACAAGAGAAGGTCTACCGGCAGTTTCTTTTGCTCTTAATGCATCTGTGAAGCGAGCAATAACTGGAAGTTGTGAGCCACGAAGATATAATCTAATAAGTTCTGCTGCTGCTTCTTCTTCTGCACCTTCTTCAGCCATAGCTTGAAGGTCAACTAATAGTTCAATATCACGTTCTGTTGCTCTTGGCATTTTAAGAACGTCCATTACGAAATCTTCAACGCCTTTTTCTGCAAGACGTTCAATAAACTGTTTAGCTGCTGGAACTGCCAAAGCTTTTAGACTTTCTTTTGATTCAAGACCTCCTCTAGATACGGCGGCTTTCTTAAAACGTTCCATAGCTTTCTTTTCTAGTTCTGCGGCTCTTTGTACAGATACACCAAGTTCTTTAGCAATATCTTCAAGAGATGCTCCACCTGTCATTCCTTTTGTTTGATATTTCTTACCAGTCTCTTCTTCCTCTACATCAGCTTCTTCTTTTTCTGATGGAGTTTCTTCACTACCAAGAGCTGCTTTTGTTGCACCAGTATTATTAATAAGATCCTTAAGCTTATTTGGAGTCATGGCAGAATAACCAAGAATTGATTTTCCATTAAGTCCATCAACATAAAATTTATCTAGAATAGTCTTTAAATCTTCTCTTGAAGTACGACCTTGAAGCATATTAAGATAACGTTTTTGATCTGGAGATATATCGCCTTCAGTTTGACGAGCTAACATTTTAAGTACCGCTTCTGCATTCCTTAAATTTGTTGCAGAAATAAGAGCAGCAGCTTGTTCACGACGCTGGCTGCTACGTCCTTGTTGTGCTTTAATTTCTTCATTTGCAGCCTCTGCAATTAAACTTTTTAATTTTTTCATTGTTATTTTCATGATCAATCTTCAGCTTTCTCTTCAGATGATGGGGGAGGAATTGATGGGGTACCCGAAGTATTGCCTTTTTCAGCCCATCTACGGCCAAAGTACAAAACCGTCAGTGGTGTTAGATAACTCATTGCTTCTGTGCCGGAAAATTCTCTTATTTTCAATCCAAAAGCTTCTTCTACAATCGAAACAAGAAGCCATAAAGTTACCACAGCATATCCTATTACCATCATAGTAAATGAAGCAGATTTTTTTCCATCACTTTGTTTTAAAAGAGGTACTTGCATATCAATCCTTTTTATTAAGTATTAATTTCCAGCAACAAATCCCATGAGGAAGCCACCAATAACTCCAACTAGTAAACCACCAGCACCAACTAATACAGCAGCCCATGGAAATTCCGAGCCACGATTAACAATTGTTTCATTCATTCTCATTAATCTAGCGATCTCTGTATCTCTTGCCTCTATAATAAGACGAAAACGAATGCGATCAGCATTAATTTGCAATCTCAAATCTTCCATCTCGGTTCTTAATCTTAAATCATAAGCAGTTCTCATGCTTTCCATGGATACTGCTACACGCTGTTGATAAGCTTCTAACTCAGCTATAATATAAGCTGCTTGTTCATTTGAAAAGAAAACACCTGGATATGGCGCCACAAATTCTTGATTTAACGTTAATGCAAATGGTGCTGGAGTAGGAGTTGGATTAGGCTCAATTGCGGGCACTACAACAGCTTCTATAGGCGCTAACTCAATAGGAGGCATATCTGGGAAACCATGATCATCTACAGCGGTTGTAGAGCCTCCTGGGCGATTTGTTGTAGTACATCCAAACAATATGAAAATCATTAAAAAAGAAGATATTAGTTTTTTACTCATGGTGTTGACCTTCCAAATCCGAATGTTCTGTTATAGCTATTAACCAATTCCGAAGGATTATTTACTAGTTCTGTTGTTCTAGCGCCACGATTTCTACGAATTCGATCTATTTGAGTTTGAAGATCAGAACGTATCTCTTCCATTCTTCTTTCATAATCATTTCTGAGAGCTTCACGGGCTTCTCTTTCATCATTAACAGTTTTATTTAAATTATCAATCGTCTCATGATTTGCTATGATAGCAGTATTTTGTTCTTTAATCAAAGTAGACATAACAGAATTTGCTTTATCTATCTGATTTATTCTTTCATAAATAAAGAAACTGGCTACCGCCACTCCTACAATGAGTAGTAATGATAGCCAGTTATTCTCAAAAAATGATTTAATACCTTTGTTGGTGTTTATAACGTTATTTTCCATATCAATTTATATATTTTTTTTCTTTGGATGATTCTTCATCTTCAGATTCATCTTCATCTTTACGTATACTAGTTGCATTTAAATTTTCATATGCAAAAGCCATTTCTTCTAATGATGTATTAATTTCTCTTATTGCATCAGACTGTTTGCAAACAATATTTGTTTGAATTTCAATTTTTTGTGCGAGAAAGGTAATAACTAATTCTAAATTTTCAATTTTTTCTAATAATACTTGATTATCAAACTGTTTTAATCGATTTGTTAATTCTTCAGAATTTTCAGTGGTTACTGATAAGATTTTAACTGTTTCTTTTGTTTCTGATTTAACACCCAACCATTTTAACAAATTTTTAAACATAACTTCCTCATTTCTTAGATAATTCGTGAGCTATCATGCGATATAAAGTTTCAGCATCAACGTGTTCTTCTTTGCCCTCCAATATTCTTTGTTTTTTATATTCAGTAGCTTCTTGTAATATTTCTACCAATCTTTGATCATTAATCGATATTTGTTGAATGACATAACCCATAAATTGATGAGCAGTTAAACCATGACGAAATAAGACCTTTTTTAAATTTAGCATTTCTTCCTGAGTAAATTGCAATTCTAATGCTTCTTTCGGAAGAATCTTTTTTGGTCGTCCTGGTCCACGTTTCATTTTTCAATCTCCTCCACCTCCACCAAGCTGTCCTCCTTCGCCACCAGCATTATATGCATATGGAGTTGGGAATTCTCCTCCTCCAGCAGTAGAAGTGTATTCCGTGTTCGTAGGATGCAATCCATAATTTCGTTCCATAATCTGCAAAAACATTTTAGCAGTTCTTTCATCATAGTTTGTTCGCATATATTCTTCAACACGATTTAGTATAATTGAACGTGGATTTAGTAATGCATCGTAATTGTTAATTAATCGTGCAATGCTTCTAGTAAAATCATTTAAGTTAATTTTTGGTGTGTTAACTATCGGTGGTCCTTCTGGTGCAGTACCACCACCTGCATCTCCTGCATCATCTGTATCTCCACCCACATCACCACCCAGATCGGCTGCACCAGCATCTTCGGCAGGTTCTTCTGGCGGAGTTTCTTGTTCAAAGAGCAAGCTTTTTAGTTTAAGCAATTGCTTTTCTTCTAATGATGTTGGTGTAGATTGTTGAGCTAATGTTTCGGGGGCTGGAGATGCTGCTGGAGTAGGAGCAGGACCAGGCATACCAGTTTGCGGTATACTTTCACGCTCGTAACGAACGATATAACGATCAATTACTTGATCTAGAGAAACGTTTTTTTGTGGAACCGGAGCAAAATCGGCCATTTGTTGTGGATATTGAGCTTGAACTACTTGTTCTTTTAAAACTAAATCCTTATTGCGAGCAACATATAATAGATTATTAATACGAACATATGAATGTTGTTTGTCAATAAGACGCACGTGCTCATATAGGGTTCCAGCAGGAATACTTACAGGACGATTTGAACGTGTGGTATAACCAAGCTTGCCGCCGTGGCGAACCATTAATGCATTTGTTTTTAACTTTTTCATATATCATCCTCTAGATTGGACGCCAGGTGCTTGTGTTGCTGGAGCGGCGGGCGCCGATGGTGAAAGTGGAGTTGTTGCTTGATTACCTAAACCGGTTGTTAATGGTTTTTGTGCCGGAGGTTGTATTTGCGTAATTGGAACTGTTTCTGCTCTCTCAGCAGCAGAAAGCATTGAATCTGGTTTTGGATTATTCATAGGTTCAATTTTATATATCAAATCTAGATTACATTTTTCACATACCATCATACGAGCTTCAATAACATCCCAATTTAATTCTTTCATCATCGAAAAAAGATAAGCTTTTTTATCTGTCATATAATCTTTAAAATAAGCATGTTCCCACATGTCCATAACAATAACCGGTATACAGCCAACAGGAATGTTAGTGTCATGACTATCAATTGATACGTTCATAAAAACATTACGATAGGGTTCCCATACAGTTAATCCCCAACCATTACGAGAAGCCATACATGCTGCCATGAAATCTTCTTGCCAAGCTTCAAATGTACCCCAATCTCTTGATAGTCTCATGTATGGTAAACTATCAACTCGAATCTCACTATCGACATCTGAAATATTTGCGAAATATAATTCATGAAGTTTTACTCCATTGAAATTATATGTCTCATCTACTTTAAGAGAGCGATATGAACTGGCACTGCTTTTAACTTCATTTTTGTCCGCTGCAACAAGACCACTTGCAACTTTATTAAATGCTTCTACATATCCCTTATAAAGTTTATCATGAGAACTTTTTGTTCCATCAGATAATTTTTCAGTTTTCATTAAATGGGACTTGGGTATAAGTGTAAACCCTTCTTTAAGGGTATTGATCAATTTTTTTGCCGCATTTGACAATATTGTAACCGGCTGTACAGCTTCTGATATTTTTTTAGGTTTCTCTGGTGCTAATCCTTTGGCTTCAAGCGTATTCTTTACTGCTCTCTTCACTTCATCATCTAAAAGGGATTGCAATTCTTTTGTTAATTTCATGATTCTCTACCTTCATAAAGTTATAGTCTTAATTAGATAAGGCCGGAAAGATATCTCTCCAGCCTTAATTCTTTGTCGTTATTCTGATTTTGTTTCTATCGGCAAAAAATATCTTTGCCACTTTTCATCCGATATCGCAACCGTTTTCTCTTTATATAAACATATATGATATTCTGATGTTTTTTGCATATCCCAATTTAATGATATAAATGGACTAACTAACTTTGCCACTTCTAACTTTAACACTATCCCTTCATAACTTATCTTAGTAATTGGATCTCTATTAGATATCCGCACCCATTTACCCTCATTGTTTTTTTCTACACAATGAGCCAACACACCTCTTATTGGATGCCCGCCAGGACTATAAAAGCTACAACGATATAATGTCATTTGCTGATAATCTCCAAGGTTCCGAAGAATGTAGACAATCCAAAATCACTCTTCTTAAACCTTCCAAGTATAAGACTGTTCTCTGGAATAAGCTTATCCTTGCCACTCTTGAAGTTCCATACGAAGACCTCCATATCGGTGCAGCTAGCCCCGTAAATCTTCATTCTCATGTAAGACTTGCCAGTCTTGGTCTTTGCTTCTCGGGCGTTTTTAACAATACACCAGACCCATTGCTCGTCGTCCTCCCAATCATCAATAGAAGTGACGCCGCTGGTTCGGAAATACTCTGAAATCTCTGGCGTAACAATAAGATCAATATCTACGGTTCCAGATAGGGCACGACTAAACTCTACCTTCTCCTTCAAATCCCAATCCGGTAGCTCCTGTGCCTCTGCAATAATCCGAGCAAGATCCTCCCCATGGGTCTTCTTCTTCTTGCTTACTGCACGCTTAAGTTCATCGCCCTTATCTACCAATACGTGATGAAGCTGACGATAGTTCTTAAACATCTTGTCCTCTCCTACCAAACCCATGCTTCCAAAGGCTTCAAGCTTGATTAGAGTAGACATTGCACGCTTATTAAACTTTGAATGACGCCATGTGTCATTGACGTTAAACAACAAATCCTCAAGACTGTTATAAGGGCGATATTCATTAATCTCATTAAGAACAGACATACCAACGTGCTTAAGAGAAGCAAACGATGGAATAAGCTTCCCATCCCTAATCGTATAATCCTTCTCAGATAGATTGATATCGGGCTTACCGATAGAGAAACCGAGTGCCTTAGCCTCAGATAGAGCAATAGCCTTTGGATCTTCCTTACCAGCTTGCTTGCCCTTCTCTGTAGCACAGTAATCAATATACGTGGTAATCCATTCCTCTGGATAGTAGGTTAGGAACCATGCACATTGATACGAAGTAATAGCGTAGGCAACAGCGTGGCTCTTATTGAACGAATAAGCTACGAACTTTTCCATTTCATCAAAGATGCTATAGCTGATTTCCTTAGCGATATTGTTTGTAGCAAGGCAGCGATTAGCAAAGTCTTCACGCATTGCCTCACGTTCCTTTGCAGCCTTTTCCTTATTGGATAGATCCTTCTTAGTGAATGCCTTACGAACAGCATCGGTATCTTCAAGAGGAACGCCGGCAAGCCGATGGTAGATT